AGAGTTCCGTAAAGTTACTCGTGGTAAGTGGACATTAACTGTGGCAGAAGCACTAGAGAAAAATTATTCAGCACCTTCTGCTCAACCAGTACAGAGTCTAAATCTTATTCCAGATACAGATGATCACTTTGTTAAATTTGGCAACTTTAATGATATCAGAAAGATCATTAAGTCCAAGGTATTCTATCCTGCATTCATCACAGGTCTATCAGGTAATGGTAAGACCTTCTCTGTAGAACAAGCATGTGCTCAAACAAAGAGAGAGTTTATTCGTGTTAACATCACAATCGAAACAGACGAAGATGATCTTATTGGTGGTTTCCGTCTTGTCAATGGTAGCACAGTATGGCATAACGGTCCAGTTGTCGAAGCATTGGAGAGAGGAGCTGTCCTCCTTTTAGATGAGATCGATCTAGCATCTAACAAGATACTATGTTTACAATCTATCCTAGAAGGTAAAGGAGTATTCCTTAAAAAGATTGGTAGGCATGTTCTTCCTGCTAAGGGATTCAATGTTATTGCTACTGCTAACACAAAAGGTAAAGGTTCTGACGATGGTAGATTCATCGGTACTAATGTTCTTAACGAAGCATTCCTTGAGAGATTCCCTGTTACTTTTGAGCAATCATATCCTAGTGTTTCTATCGAGCAAAAGATTCTTGAGAAAGAGTGTGAAGATATTCCATTCTGCAAGCATCTAGTAGATTGGGCAGACATCATTCGTAAGACATTCTTTGACGGTGGTGTTGATGAGATCATCTCAACTCGTAGGTTAGTTCATATTGTTCGTGCCTATGCTATCTGGGGTGACAAACTCAAAGCAATCCAAGTTTGCTTAAATCGTTTCGATGATGAAACAAAATCTGCTTTCCTTGATCTATATGATAAGGTAGATGCAGATGTAGATCTAAAATCTGAAGATGCTAATTAAACCTTTTGGTCCTTTGATATTACATGAAGTGATATCAGAGGACTTTTTAAATTTTCTTGTTGATGCATCTGTCCAAACAAAAATTAAAAATGAAAATGTTGGATGGGATTTAGCAGGTAATATAGATGATCAATTACAATGTGAACTTGATCCTGATAGATTTGTGAAGGAAATTTATCCTCACATTTTTAGATATATGGCAGGATGTTTACAAAGAAGAAATCAAGATATGTTAGGACAACCAGATCCACCAATGTCAAGACTTACTTTTAATTGTGGTAATGGTCCTTGGATGAATTTTCAAAAGAAAAATGAATTCAATCCTGTTCATGTTCACAGTGGTGAACTTTCTTCTGTTATAATGATTGATGTTCCCAAAGAGATAGAAGAAGAATCTGATGCTGTTAAGGACAAAACTAATATGCCTTGTCCTGGTCAGTTAGAATTTCTTGACGGTCCTTCTGGATACATGTATACTGGAAGTTATAAAGTAGTTCCTAGGACAGGTGACATATTTGTATTCCCTGCACAGTTAAAACATACTGTGTATCCATTTACAAGTGATGTTACTAGGATAACTATGAGTTATAATATATTCAACATACAAGTTGACTCAAATATTAGGGAGTGATATAATGTTGGTAGAAGGAGGAGGATTATTTTTATCTGAATTTTATTTAATTTTTCCTGCCCCTAATGCAGATGAGTTAATCTCTACAATTGAAAATGTATGTAACACTAAAGAAGTAAATAACGATTACTTTGAATGGGGAGAACATTGTACAGTTGATAGAATACCACTTGAAAATAACAATTTTGAATATCTGTTAGAACCAAGTATAAAAATCTTTGGTAATAAATTAGAAAAAGATTTTGATTATACATTGTATGACCCTTGGTTAAATTTGTATAAGAAAGGTTATTTTCAAGAGATTCATGATCACTCAGGACATGATATTTCATGTGTATTTTTTGCAAATGATGGGATTGATTTTGGAAAATTATTTTTTATAGATAGAAATTCTTGTAACTTTTCAGAAGAGTATGAAGATTTAATATCTTATTCAGATACTCATGAACCATCAGTTAGAAAAGGAGATATAATTTTTTTTCCTAGTCATGTTTTACATGGAGTTCGTCCACATAAAAATAATGAAATAAGAAAAACTCTCTCTTTTAATTTTAACATTAAAGAAGTATATGGTTGACTCAAACACTTAGGAGTGATATAATGGTAAATGCATGGAGTCTAGCAGCATCTATACTAGACGGAACCTTTGAGGAGGATTACCCACTTATGAATGATGATGATGATCTAGAATGGATCGAAAGAACTGGTGGGTTTGAATGGACTCCTGGTTCGCCATGGCCACCAGAAGAACCTGCAGATATAGATGACCAGTATATGCATCATTTTACTGAAGGGAAATCAACATACACAATCGCTGAAGAATCTCCTGAGTACAAGTACAACGAAGATGAGATATTAGATAGTATGAAAGAGTATATTGGAAAAACATATTCCAAACATTACTCTAATAAAATACAAACTCTAGATCTTATTGATTCTGTTGGGGATGCATCAGCATTCTGTCGTAGTAACATACTTAAGTATGCATCTCGATATGATAAAAAAGGAACAGCAAAACTTGACATACAGAAGATAATACACTATGCTGTATTATTATACCACTTTGAAGAATTAGACAAGGACTCTTAACCAATGGATATGAAACTATCTGAAAAAACTATCGACCTCTTAGAAAACTTTTCTTCTATTAATCAATCTATTTTGGTTAAAAAAGGATCTAAACTTCGTACAATATCTGTGATGAAGAACATCCTTGCAGAGGCAGAAGTTGATGAAAACTTTGAAAAAGAATTTGGGATATATGATCTCCCACAGTTCTTAAATGGTGTCAATCTTATGAATGACCCAGACATCGATCTTAGGAATGAGTCTTATATGATTCTTCGTGAAGGTGAGACAACTAAAGTAAAATTTGCTTTTGCTGATCCCGATGTGATCATATCTCCACCAGAGAAAGGTATTGAATTAACTAACCCTGATGTATCATTCCAGTTAGATAGTATTCAACTTCAGAAGTTGCTAAAGGCATCTTCAATATATCAGTTGCCAGATCTTGCTGCTGTTGGTAATGCAAAGAGTATTACTTTGACAGTTCGTGACAAGAAGAATGATAACTCTAATGAGTTTTCTCTTGTTGTTGGGGAGACCGACAGTATATTTGAATTTAATTTCAAGATTGAAAATATCAAGTTGATTCCTGGTTCATATGAAGTTCAAATTTCTAGAAAGAATCTTGCTAAGTTTACCAATAGCAAGTATAATCTAGATTACTTTATAGCGTTGGAACCAGATTCAACATATGCCGATTGAGTCATTACCACTCTTTACTGTTTATATCCATAAGGTTAATATAACTGAATGGAAAAAAGAAGGGAACCGTATATTGTCTATGGTTCCCTTTAACAATAGTATTCCACATACGCATATTGATTACACAGACTACTTTGATAAATCAGCACCTCCATATGCCGAAGATTTTTTAAAGATTACACAACCGTATCTAGATGAATTTTTAAAAATTTCTCAGTACAAATTTACTCATGTAAGTGGTCTGTGGTGTCAAAGATATAAGAGCAGAGATTATCATGTTCCTCATGATCATGGCACTGTTGGTTATTCTTGTGTATTTTATGCTAGAATAAACCCAGAGGTACATAAAAGTACTTTGTTCTTTTCACCGTTTGCAGCAGAATCTGGTAGTCGTGATACTAGTTCTATTGCAGTTGAAGAAGGTGACTTGGTAATCTTCCCAAGTGGTTTGTTGCATATGGCACCACCACATGATAGTGACCAAGATCGTATTATTATTTCATTGAATCTTTTGTAATGAAAACTGAATTTCTTTGGGTTGAAAAATATAGACCCAAGACTATAGATGAGTGTATACTTCCTGATAGTATAAAGAATACTTTTCAGAAGTTTGTAGATAAAGGTGAGATACCTAATCTATTACTTGCTGGTCCTGCAGGATGTGGTAAGACAACTATTGCAAGAGCACTTTGTGAACAATTATCATGCGACTACATTATTATTAATGGATCTGATGAAGGTAGGTTTCTTGATACTGTAAGAAATCAGGCAAAGAATTTTGCATCAACTGTTTCTCTATCACAAACTAGCACTCATAAGGTAATCATTATTGATGAGGCAGACAATACAACACATGATGTACAGTTATTATTAAGAGCAAACATTGAGTCTTTTTATAACAACTGTAGATTTATTTTTACTTGTAACTACAAGAATAAAATTATAGAACCATTACATTCTAGATGTGCTGTTGTAGAGTTTGGTATCAAAGGTAAAGAGAAGCAGAAAATTGCAGCATCATTTTTCCAAAGACTCAACGAAATATTAAATGTAGAAAAAATTAAATCTGACAAGAAGGTTATTGTTGAATTGATTAACAAGCACTTTCCAGACTGGAGAAGAGTCTTAAATGAAT